GGCCGATGCTCCAATAAGTGCCGAAAGCAGACCTTTTCTGCGGTGGTCTGGCGCGACGGCGAATAGCACGCCGTCGAACGTCTTTTCATCGATCATTCTCAGCGCTCCGAACCCGGCAATGTTCCCCTGTGTTTCTGCCACGAGAACGGCGTCGGCAACTTTCCGGTTGATGCAACAATTGCGCGCCCATGACACATAGACCTCGTCGGCATCTTCACGGCGCAGGTTCGGATCGCTGTGATAGTGCCCCTCGTATCCCGAGAACGATACAGCCGCCACTTGCGCGATGGCATCGGCATCCGCCTCTATGGCCTCACGGATTTTGTAGCCGGCGGGAGCGCCGCTCTTCACCGCGTCGATCCTGTCGTTTCTTGTGTAGATCAGCGTGTCAGCGAGGAAAGCGCCAGCACCTTCCAGCTCAGCAATCTGACCAAAGTTTTTCGTCGACACACGGATGATGCCGAGTCGCGCGCCAAGCGTGTCGCATTCCGCCAGAGTTTCATCGACGGATTGACCGCCATCGATCGTCACCTTGGCTGTGGCGATTCCGAACCGTGCTTCATCCAAAGCGGAGAGGGTGGGCTTCATATCGGGCTGTCCATTCATGTCGAGACGGAAATAGTACCCGACGCAGCCCCTGCTCGCCCATTTTCTACGTTCCGGGCGCAACCATGCTTTTCTGAATGCTAGCCGGCAGCGCAGCAAAGAACGTGGCATAGCGCGCATCACTTGATGCGATGCTCGCCTGATTCGGATATGCCTCCGGGTCTTGCGCACCGCAAAACGAGGCAATAATTTCCGTTTCTGCCGAGTCGGAGAATTGGACGTACACGGTAGTCATTTATAGGCCTTTAGATTTTGTACCCATTGAGCGCGATGCTGCAACTTATTGACGTCGCCGCCGTATCTCCGGCCGCCCAGTATAGTGTCTGCGCAACGCTCAGCATCAAGTCATTGAACGGCGTCGTCGATGCCGAACCCGGAGTGGCTACGCTAGGCGCGCTGATCAGGCATTCCTTGAAGTTGAAGCCGCTTGGAACGCCCGACGCACTGACAAATACGTTTTGAACCGAAACACCGCTTGCGGTGAGCAGGCCCGACACGGCACGCGCATTGGCGGGCACGACATTCGAGATGGAAACCGCTGTAAAACTGCCGACAACAGCTGTTGTCGTCGCGACCTGAGCATTCGTGATGGCGATGTCGCGATCGACCTGAAACGTCGGTGCAAACTGCGTGCTCCCATTCAGTGGCCACACGGAGACCAGGGCAGAGGCGATCACATTTGCTGGAGGCGATGCCGCAACGTTTGGTAGAAGGGTTGTTGTGCCGGCTGTATTGATGAATAGGCCAGCGGTACCCGTTGCTGCGATGCCAACATAGACGCCAGCATAACCATCAGCAGTCAGGGCCGTCCCGACCACGCCGCCCAGCGCACCAGTAACGGTCGTCGAGACGGACGCATTCAGGTTGGGCACGTAATACCGCAGCCCCCCCAACGCCGATTCAACCACTACTTCATCTGCTGTAATCGTCAGCGAAGTGCCTGCCGTAGCCAACGACGCCCGCAGATTCCGCACACTCCCCACTACGCCTGCTACCTGACCAAACTGGACGGCATGCTGGGATGCAGTGGCGGGGGCGACTTGAAGCGCATCGATATTGACGTTCGTGCCGTTTCCGCGGAGCTGCGTTGCGCCGGCTGCCAATGCAACAGGCGTGCCGCCGCTGACCACTACCGACAGGGTGAATGCGCCGGCGGTCGTCTGATTGACGACATACCATTCCTGCACATTGCCCGGAAACACGACCTGAACGTTGGCCGTCAGAGTACCGGTGATAATGATGATCGGCTTTGAGTACTGGGCGGCCGACAGCGTGACGTTGGCGTTCGTGACCGCGACCGATGCCGCGCCATAGAACACAACCGGAAGCCAGTTGGATCCGCCGCTGGCCGTGATGGTCGTGCTCGAGGCGGTCTGTGACGTCTGGACGGTGTACGTGCCATTCCCGCCGGTGCCAGTCCCCAGTGCAGTGATCAGCGTGCCCGAGGTAATGCCGGTGCCAGACAACACCTGGCCCACCGTCACGGTGCCCGATGCAACGGCAGTGACCGTCAGCGTGGTTCCGGAGATGGATCCCGTGAACGAGGCCGCAGAGGCGTCAGGATCGGTGGTGTTGTTGTCGACCAGATTACGCCAGAAGCCGGTGCCGTCTCCGCTCTGCAGAACGGCGCCATTCGGGTAACCGCCGATCGCAGCGGCGAAGATGGCGTTGTAGGTCGGATTGCCGCCGACCTGTTGCCATTGGACGCCGGCGGTAATCTGTTGGAGTAGACCGTTCATGTCTTGACCAAACGGCGGCACACCGCCAGCCGTCACAGCCAGAAACGTGAGCGGAGGGAAGCCGTCAGTCAAACTCGCCGCGCCGTTTTGCACGCCAATTTGCGACGCCTGAGGAATCGAGCGGATAAATCCCGCGCCGGCTGCGTTAGCAAACGGAATCGGGAAAGAGACGGGTACTTGCGATGCCAGCATTTTTGGTCAGCCCAAAAAAAATGCAGCCCCTCGTTAGAGAAGGCCGCATTGATCTGATTGATTTGTTGAGGATGGCTTACGTTGCGAAGCCCGAAAACCATGTCCCCTGATTGAAGCCGGCAGAGTTGACCCCCGCCTCAGCGAAGCCGAATGTAGGCGTTGCCACTGGCATTACATTGAAGCCAACGCCAGTCGGCGGCGTGAAGGCGCCCGATTGCAGGAGTATTGCGATCTCAAAAGGCTGAAGAGGAAACATGAAGACGAGATTCATCTGCATGTTCCCCGAGTCCGTCACGAACGCGTTGCCCCGATTAGGGAACAGCGACATGAGGATCGTGTTGTACGCGTGGATATTGCATTGCGAGATATTCGCAAGAGCCTTCGCAAGGATCAGCGTGCGAAACGCATCGTCGGACAGCGTGAAGTTCGATGTGGCCGGCGTGCCGTTAAAGAAAACGCCTTGTCCGAATGGGGCCGCAGAAGCGTCGCCAGCCTCCTCAAAGCCGAAGTCAATTACGCCGCCCGGAATCTCTAGAACGTTTGTGACTCCGACTATCCTCCCCCACACCTGAAGCCCATATCCCTCTGCGGTCTTCACGTTCCACACCAGATTGTAGAAAGCATCGATGTTCGCCGATGGGTCGACAGCCGAGCTGAAGCTGTTGATCAGCGACAGAATCACCGGACTGTTGGCGAACTGGCTGAGGATCGTGTCCTCTACGTTGAAGTCGTCCATATCAGGTGAACGTCACGGAGATATTGCTGGCCGCGCAGACCGGCTCCTGATTGACCTGCATGAGAACCGCATTGGCGTTTGCGGTACCCACGCCGATCTGGATGCCGAAGATCAAAGCCCACGGGCCAAGTGCGGCGATGTTGGCGTAGTAGCGCGAAGCAAATAGCCAGCTTCCAACCCGCGCGCGAGGCCCGTTGTCTGCGCCGGTGAATGACTGAAGCACTGCGGCCTGTACCAGTGCGACCGCATTCGACGGCACGTTGGCGTTGTTCTGCATTGATATGCTGAACAGGACCGTCGTGTTGGTCAGTGTCTGGAACGTGACGGTGTATTGCGGGTAGGGCGGCTGGTACGGAAAGCCAGCCGGTCCAGGATCCTGCACCGTGACGGACGTGTTGCCGTTGTAATTGCAGCCCGGAGACTTCTTCGACCAGATAGCCTGACCGACCGCCTGAGCCTGGCCGCCAGATACGCCTACGTAGAGCGAATTGGGGAGCAACTGAACGCCACCAACAGCAGATACCAGCGACCCTGATCCGACCGTCTGGCTGATGCCCACTGCGTATGTTCCCGTGCCGCCGGTACCACTACCAAGGGCCGTAATGAGGGTTCCTTGTGCGACGCCTGCGCCAACAACGGTTTGCCCTACAGCGATCGTTCCGGATGCGACCGCGCTTACGGTCAGTGTCGTGGTCGAGATAGACCCGGTGAATGACGCGCCGCTCAGTGCGTTTGTCGGATTCTCGGTCGTATATGCATCCAGCACGCCCGGCACATCGAAGACCGCACCCTGTACAGAGGGCAGCGATCCTTGTGCATTCAACGCGACCGACTGTTGCCGGCGATATTCAAACTCCGCTCGAGTCTCGACGTTCTGGCCGATCACACCCGACGAACAGGTAACCGAATCCCAGCCGGGAATGGCCTGGTAGATCGTGACACCGTTCGTTGCTGGTATCGAGATTGGCCCGCTCGTCAGGCACGAGAACGAAGTCGTAACCGACCCGCCCGCAGGGATTGTGACCGTCGCGCTACAGACGTAGATATTGCCGGCGTCGTCCTGAATCAGGGCACTTGTTGCGGGGATGACAACGTTGACATTCCCGTTGCAAGCGATCTGGAGGACAGACGGAAGCGCCGGGTTGCGCTCAATGAAGTAGATTCTGCCGATTGCATCCTGCATGCGCCCCGCAGCAAAAGCGGGATCCACGCCATTGGCGAGTGTTAGGAACTGATTATTCGCATCGCCGATGATCGCCGTATCAGACTGCTCAAGTTGTCCCTGTGACGTATTCAGCGCGGGATTGAGGTTGCCCCCGAATGCCTGGTTAAAGTCAGCTTGACGGCCAGCCAGGATCGCGCTTTCAGCAGGCGCGACAAAGCCAGTCGGCCCAAAGGTCGGCGCGGGTACGTTGGTCGTCATTGTTTGGGCGTAAAAAAACCGGCCTGAGCCGGTTGGTTATGCTGGTGGGCGCTGCCTAGAAGGCTGCTGCCGTCGTATTGCCGTCGCTGTCAGTTACCTGGATCTGTCCGCTGATCTGTCGACCCGCTACACCCGTGATGAACGCCTGCGCCGACTCAACACCCGGCACCGTCAGTGCCGCGGCGACAAGCTGCGACTTGACGTATTGCAGAGTGGGGAGATGGCCGAGGATCTGTTCGAAGTACGGGATGCCGAGAGCCTGGTTGTAGTAGCAGTCCCCGGTGAATGTCCGACAAGCACACGCGGCGTCCTGCGCGAGGCTGTACGGATCAGACGCGAGGGCGATGTCGCCGTTAGCGTCCAAACAGAGGTCCCAATTTTCATTTAGGTATAAGGTATCCATTTCCACTCTTATGTTGGCAGATTGCGCCCCAAGCTAATTCTTTGGTCTCGAAATACCCAAGAAACTTCCTTTGCGACTCAACACGAACAACAGCCTTCCAGAGTTGCTTGGCGCTGTTGAAACTTACTCCGCGATAGCCGCTAGTGCTTTTCTTTATCGAAACCAATTCGCCAAGTTTTTGGCGCTGGTCCGGCGTGAGTGGAGACGGAGCCGTCTTGATGCCCTTCCTTCCGTTCGGCCGTCCGCGCAGAGCATCGCCGATCTTGGCGCAAATGTTTCCCCATTCCGGGTTGGATGCCCGGGCCTGCAAGATATTCGCTACATGCTCAGGGGCCTTCTTTTTTCCCTTGAGTCCGGCGGAAATGTTTTTGCGGTGAGACTCGGATTTTGCCTTACCCCTACCCGCCAACGACATTTTTATCCTAATTTCATCGTTGATAATCGGCCTGCCAGCGATATCGGCGCAGTTATAAAGGGGTTTTATGGCCACCAAAGCTGCATTCTCTTCCGCCAGAAGATCGCCGACCGCGCATTCGCGTAACACAGCGAAGATCATGCTCACTTCGCCGTATTTATCCCAGGCGCGCTGCAGTTTGAAGCTGTGATGCACACCACGGCGAAGTTCAGATCTATGCTCATTCCAGCGCCGGGTGAAATTCGCCGTGCTCCCAATGTAAACATTTCCACTAGGACTCGTAATCGTATAGATCCCACTTCCCATGCATCACCCATGCACTTTTAAGATGATGTATTTTACTATGGAATCCTGTCCATTAGTTCACTTCCCCGCTGTTGCCGCTGCCTGGCTGTACGCCGTTATGCGTGTGCGTGTTGTCGATCGTGTGGCCGTTCGATGTCATGGTTCCGATGAAGGCGACTGCACCTGTAATCGTCGATGCAACCCCGCTCAGGATCGTCCCCGTCATACCAGCCAGCCAAGACAAGAGGCCTTGAATAATCACTGCGCCGCTGAAATTTGACTGTGGCGAGTTGACCGTGAAAGACGTCGATGCGTTAGCGACGATCTGCGGCGCCGTCATCGTTATTTGTGTCGGTGAAAGCAGCGCGATACCCGAGGTGGAGAATGCGATGTACTGGTTCGGCGTGCCGTTCAGAATGCCGCCGAAGTAGACCGCATCCGCCATCGAGAACCGACGCTTGCTGCCAGGATTTGCCTGTGCTTTCGTCGCCTTTACGCTAGATATATCTCGGTCGGCAACTCCGGCAAAGCCGATATCGCCTACCTGCGGATCAAGGATGATCGCGTTCGCGCCGCCCTGAAGCCTGAAGTACGGCACGTTGTAAAGCGTCCCATGCGGCACCGCATTGTCATAACCGTCAAGCTGATTCACGAGCGGTTGCAGGCTCACGAACCCGACCGGGGCAACGCCGCCTGAGTTCGTCACGCTCAACACCTTGCACGGTTGCATCGTCCGCACGCGCGCAAGGATCGACCAAACGAGGAACGTGTTGGCGTTGTAGTCCGATCCGTTGTCGGTGGCATCAGCAGTGCCGAGGTAACCAACTGGATTAACCATTGAATGGCCAAGCAGAAATATGAGTGAACCACTGACCGTCCGGCGTTTCGCTTTCAAGAGAGTGGGAAATCTGAACCGCGATCCACTTCCCGCAGGCTGGCGTCAGAGAGCTTTGCACCTCAATGACGCCCCCGATCACAACCGACGGGTTGAACCGCGTCGTTATCATCAAGCTATTACTTGAGAATGTCGGATACCCAACCATCCCCGTTGCCGGCGAGATTACTGGGACGCTTGGCGTGTTGCGCGCGCCAGTCTTAGGCCAAATCTGAAGCGTCCCGTTATCGATGGCAAAAAAAATGTCTGCGGCGTCAGCACATTCCCTGATCTGCGCTAGCGCGGTGCCGGGAAAATATGGATTCGACAACTGAACCGAAACACCGCTGTTGACGAAGTTAAGGCCGGCAGTCATCG